TATAACGAGAAAAAAGAATGTGGTACTAAAACGTTCGGCAAAGGCAAAGATAAAGTTTGTATCTTTGGTGTCGGTACTAGTGTTTCACCAGATTTAGAACTTGCAATTGAGAAAGGTATGATGATTGCAAAGGCTGAACTTGCTGATAAAGTAAAAGGTGAGATGAATAAGAAAGCAAAAATATTTACTACTGAATTAGGTAAGAATACTAATAAAACCGTAGTTACAGATGTTGAAACTACATTGGTAAATATAATCAAAAATACACCAGTTAGAGGTTACGAAGTGTTTGCTCAGGAAGTAACACTTACGAAGAACGGTTACTATCGTGCTTGGATTGGTTTAAGATTACCTATGGGTGAGTACAATAAGATGTATAACTATTCTATTGAAACCGTAGTTGACGCTTTCAAACTAAAAGAAATGGCTGAAAAAGCATATAATGATGTAGAGGTTATTGCAAATGAGCAGTAAAATAGAAATATACTCAAAGCCTAATTGTACATATTGTACCAAATCAAAACATTTGGTTAAAAGTTTAGGCTTTGATTACACAGAAAAGATGTTTGGCAAAGATTTCAAAACGCCAGACGAGTTATTTGAGGCCGTAGGTAAACAAGTAAGAACTATGCCTCAAATAATTATAGATGATAAACATATCGGTGGGTATAATGAGTTAGTTGAATACTTTGCTGATAAAGGATTAGTAAACTTTAAAGGTGAAAAGATATAATGCACAAGTTGAATGCTCTTCTATTATTAGTGTTATTAACTATTGCGATTGCTAATTCTATTGCAATCAAAAAATTAAATGATGAAGTGTTTTGGCCTGATGGCATAATGAAACCATTGAAAAGATGATGACAGATTCAGATAAACCAAAAGACAATATCATATTGTTTCCTAAAATGCCTAGAAAGCCTATGACACAAAAGGCACAAGAACTAGACGCTAAAAGACAGGAGATGATAAGACTTGAACACAATAAAATATTTGTTCAGGCTGTGAGTGAAGATTTAACTGAATCAATGTTAATGAGATTAAAAGATGAAGGTGTCAACCTAGTTGATCCTATCTTTCTAAAAGATTACAAGTTATTGAGTGAGGCATTAAAGTCGCTTATATTAAGACATGTCCATATGAAACACCCTTTACAAGAGCGTGTTGATAGATCAATAACAACAAAAGGTGAAGGCAAGAATTTATATGCTATTACAATTGATTATAAGAAATTTTAAGAATTCCATAAAGCACTTTGGGATAATTACTAATACTGGCAAAGTTAGTAATTTTAAATCATGCCAATATATAATAGAAAAGGAGTGAATATAATGTTTAAATCATTATTCGCAAAAGACTCATTAAGAGTTGTATCAAAATCAAAAAAAACTGAAACTAGAGGCAGAAAAACTTTGTCTAAAAGACAAAAGGTTCTAAATCTTTTATCAAAAGGTCAATCTGTGACTTGGAAAGCATTAAGAAACAGATTTGATTTAGTATCGCCAAGAGCACTTGTTGATACTTTAAGAGCAGAAGGTAACATGATCTATGTTAACAAAACTGCTAAAGGTACATCTTACAGAATGGGTGTTCCTACAAAAGCGATTATCGCTGCTGGTATTAAAAAATTATATGGTACTCCGTACGCATATAAAAATGCTTAATTCTCATTAAGTATAAATACTTGTATAGGGGTTGGGAGACTAACCCCTTTACATAACAACATGAGGAGGGCATTATGCCAATGACAACCGCAAACTTAAACATGGAAACAGCAGGTTCATCTGCTCCATTGTTACACGAAATTCTAACCAAAGTAAACAACGCAAAAGACAAACCAGCAAAGATTGCTGTATTAAAGAAGAATGACTCTGTACCTTTAAGACAAGTTTTAAAAGGTGCATTTGATCCTAATATTAAATGGGCATTACCTGAAGGTACACCACCATACAAAGAGAATGACGCACCAGCAGGTACTGAACATACAACTTTATTTACAGAAGCAAGAAGACTATGGCACTTTGTAGAAGGCGCTGACCAAAAACTATCTAAAACTAAAAAAGAGATGATGTTTATTCAGTTGCTAGAAGGCCTACATAAAGATGACGCTGCTCTTATGGTTGCAGTTAAAGACAAAGCTCTTAACAAAAAGTATAAGGGTTTAACAGACGCTGTTGTAAAAGAAGCATTTGGTTGGAATTCAGATTACAAAACGTCCTAAAACATAAATATTATTGAGTGATTCTATAATATTCAACTATAGGGTGCATGACAGAATGTCACACCCTATAAACCTATTGATTTATCTACATTATTTGTCCATTTTTTGCTTGATTGCTCCGTTGTTTTCTGATATATTATTAGTATGAAAACAACAAATAAGGAGAATATATAATGTCAAAAACAAAACAATGGATTGAAGACTCAACTGAAACTAAAGTTGATAATATTATTGCTAAATTAACATCTGGTGAGATTACTAGATCAGACGCTAGAGATCAAATTATGAATGTTGATAATATTGCAATGTTAGGTATTGACGAGAATACCGTTGATGAAGTAATTTACGAGGCACATGCCAATGCGTAAATCTTTCTTAATATTATTTTTAGTATTTGTCTATACTTGGTCTTGGTCTATTTTTAATATTGCCAAGGCAGATGATTATAACAAGGCAGTTATTGGCCATGTTATTTCAGAAACAATTAAAGGCACAGATATTGATACATCATATATTATGGAGCAAGAACTTGAAAAACTTGCACATAAATTTATGATTGATTCAGTAGTTATATTACAGGCATACTTACCTCAAATTATAGAAGGTGTTGCCGCTGATTTAAGATTAAAACTTGACGAAAAATATAAAGAGGCAATTTTAAATGGCGAAAATAACAACTAGAAAAATGAAAGCAATGAAGTTGAAAAAGGCTCTTAAAAAGGAGTTTTCTTCTAAGCGTCAATATAAGACTACCTACAAAGATATTAAAAAGTATTTCAAAATTCTAAACAACGTTATTTTTGATAACAAGTTAAGTCCGTTCGGACAAATTCAAATAAAAGATTTAAGAAGGGAAAAATGTATAGGTCAAGTAGTAACCTTTGAATGGAAAAGAAAAGGTACTAGATTATATAAATTAGAGATGTTACCTACATATCCTGATAAAAGAGATTTTATGGACACATTAGTCCATGAAATGGTACACTTGTACCAAATGCAAAACTTGGGCGATACGGGAAATCACAATGACGTGTTTTGGTCGTTTAGTCCAAAAGTAAACTACGTTGGTTTACAATTATAAAAGAAAGTATATTATGAAAGATAGTGAGAAGAACCACATTGATGAGTGGTTACAAAAGCAGATAAAGAAAGGTATTAGTACTATTGAGTCTGTTTTACAAAACGAGATAGGTGAATGGAAGTTATATTATATAGGTCATTTACATAAAGACATCTTATCAAATTTTCCAGGTAGAACTAGTAAAAAGATATTTAAAGGTTATAGACAATTTTTAGATAATGATAATTTAATTTTTACACAAAAGAAATTTGATGAACATGGTTACCAATATTATGTTAAGAGAGGGAGATAATGAAGTTATTGAAAAGACATAAAGAAATACTAAACGAATTAATTAAAGGTAAAGGTTATTATAAAACACCTACCGTACCTAAAAATCACAAAGAAACTATTTTAGATGATTTAGTCAATTTATATTTGAAAGACTTAATTGTATTCAATAGAGAATATGACGTGCCATCATTTGGTCCTAGTAGTGAACACAAGGTCAGATACAAATGGTATGCAATCACTATACCTAAATCTAAAACAATCAAAGACTTAAAAAAGGTGGTAAAAGATGGCAAAATTTAATTGGGATAAATTATTACATACATCTTGGTTTTATACTAAAGTTTTATTTGCAGTAATGGGATTAATGGTTGCTTCATACATCTATGGTACATATAAACCTAATAAAACTGCTATTGCAGTTGTCAATGAGGACCTTGATAAATTCTATATGAAAAAAATAGAAGAAATGGGATTGCAAGAACCTGAATTTACATACAGCAATGATATTCAGTTTGTAAGAGCAATGCACAAATGTATAAACTATATAAATTTTTCATTAGCAAAAGACAAAAGAGTACCATACGAGATGATTATAGGTCAGGCTGCATTAGAGTCTGGTTGGGGTAATAGTAGATTTGCAGTAAAGGCAAACAATCTATTTGGTATTAGAACATGGACAGAATCTACACCACACTTATTGCCACAAGGTATTGAGAAGTGGCCAGGTTGGGGTGTAAGAGCATTTGCTAGTAAGTGTGATAGTGTTAAAGAGTATGTAAGATTATTAAACGAACACAATGCTTACAAAGAGTTTAGAGTGTTAAGACAAAAGATGTTAGATAAAAATTTACAACTTGATTCTTTTCAACTTATCAAAACTTTAGATAAGTTTTCTACTACACCAGATTATGACAAAAGAGTTATAAGAATGATAAAGAAAATAAGAAAACTAGAGGAGAAATAATATGGATTTAGCACACGGTTTATTAATGGGTATATTTGGTTGTTTGGCAACCTTTGTAGGTTTCTTTATTGCCTTTTTAGTTGTTAATCATAATATAAGATTAGAACAACGAAGAAATGTAAAAGATACAGGACCAATGTCCGATTTAAATAAAAGTATATATGGAGAAGATTGCCAATGAGTTTTGCTAGTACAGAAAATCACAAAAGAAACGTAAGAGTTTTAGCAGAGGGTGCTCAAGGCAAGAAGGTGACTCGTAAAGTTGATACGTGGGAATATGAATCACTTGCAGAATGTATTAGAAGTGATCAAGTACCTGCCGAAGAAATTGCAGAATTATTTACAGACAAAGCTTTCTATAAGTGGTACAAAAAGACCTATTGGTCTAATAAATAGTACATGTTCTTAACATTAATAACTTTTATAAGTGCTATCAGCATATCATTAATTGCTGCTGGGTATTCTATACTTGGTTTAGCAACATTGTTTGCTGGTGCATATGTACCTATTATTGCAATGGGTTCAGCATTAGAAGTAGGTAAGTTAGTTGCTGCCTCATGGTTGTATCATAACTGGCGCAGAAACATTCCTAAATCATTAAAGGCATATCTATTTACATCAATCATAATATTAATATTCATAACTTCAATAGGTATCTTTGGTTTCTTATCAAAGGCACACCTAGATCAAGTTAAACCTACAGCAGGTAATACAGAGCAAATAGAACTAATAGATAAAAAGATTAAACAGGAAGAGAAGATTATAGAACGAGCAGAAAAAACACTTGCTCAATTAGATAAAGCGCTTGATGTTTATATTGACAAAGAATATGTTAGTAGGGGACTAAAAGAGCGTAACAAACAAAAAGAAGAACGAGACCTGTTGAATAAATCAATAGACGAAGCAATGGAAAAAATAGCGAATTTGAACAATTCCAAATCGTCAATAAATATAGAACAATTAAAATTAGAAGCGGATGTGGGTCCATTGAAGTATGTTGCCGAGTTGATTTATGGTGATAATGCAAAAGATCATTTTGATAGTGCCGTTCGTATTATTATATTAATACTTATATTTGTATTTGACCCACTTGCAGTATTATTATTGATCGCTGCTAATATATCACTAAATCAATGGCGTGATAAAAGAGATGAGGCAAAAACAGATACAATGGACAGAGCATTAAAAAGAATAGAAGTATTAGAGAATCGTAATAAACGACTCAAAATATACAAAGACTTAACAAAAGAGTTTGGTGACAATCCAGACGAAATTAAACTTAAATTAAGTCAAATATATGACTGGAATAATGATAAAAACTAATGCTTGACTTTATAGTCAAAATGTTATATAATATTAGTATGATTACAATTGATGATATAAAAAGACTAGAACTACCAGAACTAACACCAATACAGATACGTAGAATCAATAACGCTGAAACAAGTTGTAAGAATGCTACTACTGATTGGGCAAAGAACTATTGGTATAATGTTTTTTCTAAACTATGTGAGAAGTATAATTGTATGGACTACTTCAGAAAGGTAATACACTAATGAATATATTTTACGTTGATAAAGATCCAAAGACAGCAGCCAAGATGATGTGTGATAAACATATTATCAAAATGATATTAGAGTCTGCTCAAATGTTATGTACTGCTAAAAGAGTGCTAGACGGTACAGAATATTTTGATACTACAAAGAATGGCCGTAAGATTAAAAGATGGCGACTAGATAATCCTAACGAAGAAGCAATTGTTTACAAAGCAGGTTGGCTAGGTCACCCTAGTACTCAATGGGTTATAAAGTCAGCATACAATTACACGTGGTTATTTAAACACTTCATGGCACTTAACGAAGAATACAAATTAAGATGGCAAAAAGATAAAGACCATGTATCAATAACTAAACTTGCTGATCTACTAAAACACCCACCTAAAAATGCACCACTTAATGTTATGGCAACAGACGCTACACCAGCAATGCCTGATCATTGTAAGATACCAGGTGATGTTGTGGGATCGTATCGTAAGTATTACATATTAGAAAAAGTAAGATTTGCTAAATGGGAAAAACATGGTGCAGTTATGCCTGAATGGTTTAGAGAAGGTATCAATGCCAGGTAAGTGGGACGGTAAGAGTAGAATACCTACTCAACTATACAAAGATAATTACGACAGAATATTTGGTAAGAAGGATGATAAAAGAAAGAATACAAGAAAAGGGCAACG